CTCGTCCAGAGTCAGACTCTGGCACGGTTCCAGGGAATATGGAACCGTTTTTTTTTGAGGCAAAACCTCGTTGCCGTCTATGTCGAACTCGATTGCGGGTTCAGCGACATAGTATTCCCCGGCCCAAATATCGATCTGTGAGCGATATTCATCGTAGGTTTCCTGTGCTGCCACAGGATCTTCCCAGTCTTCAGGGTCGAGTTCTTCGAACTCTTGACACCATTTGATCCATTTGTCAACTTGACGTTGACTTGGGATTTCGTTTTCAGAATCCCCGGATACTTTTCTGGAAGTTGCCATCTTTTGATTTTTGAAAACCTGGAAAAAAATAAAATTTATCCAATTTTGAGTCGGCAAAATTTCCACCCGCTCTCAGAATTTTTTTTAAAAATTTTTTTTATATGGATATAAAAAACACATCTCTCCATGCCGTGGGTTGACTATCCTCCTCGTTCTCGACGTGGCCCTCCCCGTAGGGCTCCACCTCGCAGACCTCGTCGACAGCCTTCTCGTGCTGTTAGCTATGCTACAGCACTTTCAAAACCAATGCCAAAGAAATCGTTCGGTAGAACCCTCTTGAAGGGTCTCAAGTTCGTAGGCAAAGCTGCAAAACCTCTTGCAGCCCCCTTGGTTAAGAAGGCTCTCGGAGTGATATCGGGTAAGGGTGACTATACTGTTACCCGTAATACCCTGACAAATCCCCGATCTTACGGTTCTTCCGCTCAGATTGGGTTGATGCATGGTGACATGGGTACTACCCGTGTCAAACATCGGGAATATGTTCGTGACGTCCCATCGTCCACAACATTTCAGAACATTACGTTCGCGATTCAACCCACTAATTCCCAGTTGTTCCCATGGCTTTCAGCATTGGCTCAGAACTACGAACAGTACAAAATTCTTGGACTGATTTTCGAGTACCGATCTTTATCGGCCAATGCTTTGAACTCAGTTAACACTGCCCTCGGTTCAGTGTCCATGGCTACCCAGTACAACTCTCTTGATTCACCATTTGTGAACAAGCAGCAAGTTCTGAACTACCAGTTTGGAACATCATGCAAGCCTTCGGAGAGCATGATTCATCCTTTGGAGTGCGACCCCGCTCAAACTCCAAATCAGCCTCTTTATGTCAGAATCGGGTCAGCAGCTGCTGGAGACGCCAGGCTCTACGATTATGGAATTCTCAACTATGTGACTATTGGAATGCAACAGGCCAATGTCACCATTGGTGAGCTCTGGGTATCTTATGATATCCTTCTTATCAAGCCACGAATCTCTTCTGGTCTTGGTCTCGGAATCCGTTCCGCATTTTACACCTGCCAGGCTGATCTCAATCAACCTGACACAACATATTATGTTGATAACGGTGCCCCTCTCGGCCAGGTAGCTCTGGCTCGATTTGATTCGATTGGACTTACTTTTCAGTATGTTCCAAATGCAGTCACAGGTCTTGATTGCATTGTTACTTTTCCCATCGGATCTGAGGGATTATTTTTGCTCCAAAACACTTGGTTTGGCACTGGTGCCGCTACTGCTGGAGCTCAAGTAATTGGTAGAGTAGTTTATACAAACTGTTCTATTACTGCGGGACTTTACAATGTCCCTCCATCTGGAGGATCTTCATCCGCAGTAAACGTTGGTCTTAACAACGGGGTTTCCGGTTGTGTGCAGTTTTCTGCTGACAACGTCCTTTCTATTCCTGATCCGAACTTACAAGCTTCGATCAGATTTTATGCCTATGATATGGCTACATCTCCTTGGCATCTCCCAACAAATGACATTGATTCAGTTATGAATCTTGTGCTCACACAACTCAATGCTCAGATTGTTCCCCAGGCTGGAAGTCTTACCCCCGGTAACTTCCATTATGAACCTCTTCCTTATGAAGAGAAGGAAGATAGAGTCCTACAGGTTCATGAGGATGACGATGGTTCCCTCGTCTCCACCTCTGAAATCCCCGAGGGATTACAGTCTTACCCTGGGTTTCAGTTAAAAAAATCTCCTCCAGGCCCTCACCCCTCAGTGCAGGGTCATCGTCGTGTCTGAACAGACGAATGAAGATTTTTACGAATACGTTTTTGACGTCTACTTAAACATATGAACTCGAGTTCATATTTTTTTTTAATTTTAATTTTGGCGCCCCCAAAATTAGACTTATCCATCTTTCTATCCAGAAAGTTATCCAGCGCCAGAATAGCGCCGCGCTGGAATTCTGTTAGTTACTACTAACAGCACAGCTTGCTGTGATGACCCCTTCCGTACCTCTGGCTCCCAGATTTCGTGCCGAAATTACGGAATGAGATGTCACGACCCCTACTGGCTCGTACATCGAACTACACCAAGCGGCGGACCGGAAGGGCTCTTGAGACCTTTAATGTTATCCGGTCCGCCGCCGGCTTTAGCCGCGGCTTTAACCAGCTCCGCTGGTTACCGAAATTCGCAACGCGAATTGCTAGCGGTCGCTTGCGACCGCGAGAAGGGGGGTTTCCTTCTAGCTCTTAGAAGGGGGGTAGATACTCTGCCCCTCGTTGTGTGGTACCACAACATCAAAATAAGAAACTTGTTCTTATTTATGAGTTACCAGTTGCTCTTGCAATCTGGTCGAGAACTTCTTTTGGAAGTTCGTCTACGTGAAGGCCGGCCTCCTTGAGTGCCGCCTTCGCGAAAGATTCACGCTTTGCTGCAATCTTTTTCTCTTTCTTTTCATGATGCGCCCTCGCTTCATCAGCAGTTACTTCACGTGTGAAGTCACTCTGTTTATTTTCCTGAATCGCTGTGTCGATTTCAGGCCCGAACGACACTGGAGTGAAGGGGATCTCTTCGACCCAATGGTCGCCTCTGTCTTCAGAGGGTTTAATTTCTGTGAGTTTGACTCTGTCAACACTCAAACGCAATTGCGTTCCCAGAACATTTCCCTTATAATCAACCTTCTTTAGAATGTTGTTAAAGGGCCAGTTTGCAAACACGACGACATGAGGAGGGTTGAAAACCATCGTACGACCAGAGTACTTGGTCGACGAAATGAGTCCATCCTTGATGACTTCAAGGCATGTGGCGATATAGTCTTTGTCCTCGAAGATACGAGGCAAATTTATTATGATGCAGTGGCCATCCCACCCATCATGTAAGGCGTTTTTAAGTTGTTCAGCTACGTCTGCAACTTTACTTAAACCCTGTATTGCGAAGAACTTTGTTGGTTGTGTCGCCATCAACCACTGAGCAATAGTATTTTTACCACTTTTACCTAATCTCTCAAACCACCAGTTAATGGTGCGGAAGTTGGGGCGTCCAGACACAAGTTTGAGAAAGTCTAACTGCCAACCGTAAGGTTTGAAGTGGAGGATCATTAATCCGACCTTCTTGCGGAGTTGAAATGCCTTTTCAATTCCTGGGAAGTCCCCTGGACCTCTCGCAAGTCTATAGGCTTGTTCGAGTGTCGTACATCCTTGTATCGCATCGAACCAAGCAAATCCGTCTCCGGATTTTTTATCACCTTTAGCAAATTTGATTTTGTCTAAAGGATATTGCTCACGCAACTCTTCGAGTGCGGGGTCCTGTTTACAGACGTAAGCAATCACTCTTTCCGGTGTCTTTTTAACAACTTTGATGTTACAATGAATCACCTCTTCTGTTTCATCTTCATGTACATGAGTGAAATCCAGAAAGTTGCACTCACGAGCTGAAACTTGTCTGCTAAAGTTGATATACACGTGTGTATGATCATACTTGTTTTTCTTATCTGAAGTTTCGTGTGCAATAATGCACTCAAACTTGGTGACATTGAATTTTTCATGTTCACCTTCATATTGCCATCCGTGATACTTCGCGATGTCCTTAAGGTGTCTCTTAAGTTGCTTTTTATCTAAATGGTGCTTGTACGTGAGGAGAGCACGTGCATTTAGAAAGCGGAACTTGCCTTTCCGCATATCTTTACCATCGTGGGAGAGTGAGTCCCCGACGAACGGTTCGAGTTCATCCTCGTCCCACTCCCCATTATCAGCTTTGAATTTTTCTTTGCGTTTTTCAACGACTTTATCAGCGACTTGTTCCTGTAAATTTTGAATTTTTATTTTGTCTGCCAGAGACTTGTTCTCCCTGGCCCAGACAACATTATCTTTTACCCCGGAGGAGACCTGTTGGCTTCCTCCTTGATTGCGTGCATGGTCGGGGTTACTAACCCTTGCTCCAAGAGCCGAACTTCCGCAATCCTCAACTCGTGGTACTCCGGACGAAGATGCTTGTTGGCACTGAGTCTCTGAACGTCCCGTTTCAGTCCGGATACCTTGTTCTTTAATTTCTTCTCCTCCTGCATCCCTATGCAAGCCAGGGTGCATGCTTCCTTGGCTTCGAGTCGTCTCTGAGCTGCCTCGAGGAACCACTCGTCCTGTTCCAGATCCATCTCGTCCAGAGTCAGACTCTGGCACGGTTCCAGGGAATATGGAACCGTTTTTTTT